GGCGAGGACATTAACGAGCAAGATGCGGTTAAATTTTTTGGAGACAAGCTGGTAAGGATTGATAACGGAAATAAATGGTACATACCTTCCTTTATCGATTTTCAATATCCAAGCGGACTTAATCCTGACAACAAAGCACACGGGGGAATTATCAAAATTTTACAAAAATACAATTTGTTAGATGATGAATTTAAGCCCCTTGTAAGCCCCTTATATGGTGCTATGGATATGGATAAGGAAATGGATATGGATAAGGATAAGGTAATGGTAAAGAAAAAACTTGCAGAAAATACAAATGCAAAATGTAATTTTGAACAAGCCTTAGAGTATTTTAGTTTTCGTATTGGATTAGAACAAGGCAAAATAGAAGCAGAAAAGTTTTTTAACTATTACGAAAGCAACGGATGGAAAGTAGGTAAAAACCCTATGAAAAATTGGAGAGCATCAGCAAATAATTGGATAACTAACTCAACCACATATGCAAAAGGAACTACAAACAATAAGCCAAAACTTAATAAGCACGAACTCGACAACCTTAGAAACTACAACTATATCCACTCTACTTCCTATGGAGAAGGAGATTATGCAAAGCTTTTCGGGGGAGAGGGTACGCAATCTGAACTCTACCATATTTAAACAAAACCTTGTTTATTTAATGCAGCTTGTAGGCATTAACAATCCTGGCGAAGTTAAATTAGCAATCTTAGAGGATTGGATAAGAACCGAGTATGGCGGCTTTACAATAAACGAGGTTAAAGTAGCGTTTAAGCAAATGGTAGCTAATGACTTTATAGACCACTACCAAAACTTTAGTCCTGCTTATTTTAGTCAGGTTATGGATAGGTACAAGAAAAAAGCAAACGAAGTAAGAAAAATGATGCCACAAGAAAGAGTAGAAGCAATCCCACATTTAACCGATTTAGAAATAATTGATTACTCTTATCAAGAATACAAGGTTCTTGAAAATAGAACATTCGATAGGTTGTTTAACCCATTAAGCGTATTTACAAAGCTTAATAGTTCAGGCATTAAGGTATGGACAAAAGAAGATGGCGCACTTGCTAAAAAGAAACTTATGGAGATTATTACTTACAAAGCTAATAAAATGGACATCATAAGCGCAAAGCAGTACCGAGACGAATGGACTGAGCAATGGCTTAAGAACCAGGCAAGAGCCGTTGCCGTAGCTTTATTTTTTGATTTGCAAATTAAAAATGGTAAAGTTTCATTTTCTTAATATAGTTTTGTAATATGACCGCAAACGAATTAACTAAAGAAGCAATCAAGACCCTAAATAAAAACGGGTGCTTTGTATGGCGTAATAACAATCTTGCGGTTAGGGGTCGCACTTTTATAGGACTTAAAGGAGTTCCAGATGTAGTTGGCTTTCATACTCAAACAGGAGTAGCAGTTTATTGCGAAACAAAAGCAATAGGAGATAAACTAAGTAGCTATCAAATATCATTTTTAAACTTAGCAAAGACGGCAAATTGTTTTTGTTATATAGCAACCGAAGAGAACGGCAAACTAACCCTAAAAGAATATGAACAAGAATAGCATCATATTAGAACTTTGGGAAAGCCGAGAACTTAAGGAAGCAATAGATAAAATGCAGCCTGAAGATTTACGAGAAGATTTAAGAAGCGAACTATTTAAAGTGCTATGTGAAATGGAAGAAGAGCGTTTAATTGATATGCGCACACGCAACGTATTAAAGTTCTATTTGGTTAGAACAATGATTAATATGATGCAAAGTAACACGAGCCAATTTTATAGGACATACCGCAAACCTTTAGAAGTAGAATTAATTGTTCACGATAGAGACGAAGATTTACTTAACAAAGTAGAAGATGAGTTATCCAAGATGCACTGGTACAAAGCGGAACTATTACGAGTTTATGCAATTAAGCACAACTGCAACGCTAAAGAACTAAGCAGGGTAACTGGTATTCCGTATATGTCAATACATAGGGAATTAAAACTAACTAAACGAGAACTTAAAAAACAATTACGCAAATGATAATTATAGCAGCGATATGCTTTGCAATTTTCTTTGTAGAGATACACCAATTCCATAGGAAGTGGAAATTAGATTTTAAGCCTTTTAGTTGCACGAGTTGTTTAGCAGCTTGGAGCGGTTTGGCTTTATATTTACTGCCTACAATATGTACCGACATAATTTCGTTTGTATTTATACCAGGAGTGTTAGCACCTTTACTTTCAAAAATAATGTGGAACTTATGGAAATAGAACACCGCAACTTTTTAGACGAACACGTTGGTAATTGGCATACAGTACAAAATGGGTATGTGCGTAATATCGATTTAGACATCTTAAAAATGTACGAGCATATTTATCGCAAGTATATGAGTGCAGATTTTATCTTAACAGTATGGTGTGGTAATTGTATCTTCGATATGATTAAACGTTTATACACTTGGTACGAAGAGCAACCTAAACCTAAAAATAAAAAAAAGAATGGCTAACTTTATCCACCCTACCGCTATAATTGGCGATAACGTAATTATCGGAGACGGAAACTACATTGGTGCTTATTGTATTATTGGAGACCCTGCCGAACATAAGAAGTTTTGGCAAAAAGAAAAAGGCAAAGTTTACATTGGCGATAACAATGTTATTACAGGACTTGTAACAATAGATGCAGGAACAGAGATAGACACATTCATTGGTAATAATTGCTTCATAATGAAACACGCACACATAGGACACGATTGCACAATCTTAGATAATGTTACTATAAGCTGCGGAGCAAAAATAGGTGGGCATTCAATTATTGACAAAGGTGCTAACATAGGACTAAACGCAGTTCTGCATCAGTTTGCAAACGTAGGAGAAAATTGTATGATAGGTGCAAGTGCTTTTGTTAAAGGAGATGCAAAACCTAATACTAAATATGCAGGAGTTCCTGCACGAGAAATCGGCTCAAATATAAGATAATGAATGCAATAGTATACTTAAACTATAAAGATAGGAACATCAATACATTGTTTGAGAATATCAAAAATGCGGGTAAGCATATTGATATAGTTACTATCATTAATGAAGAAGGTATAGCATTTGCAACTAATAAAGGCTTAAGGAATTTAAACTTTGATAATATAGATTATGTAACTATTATGGGTAACGATATATTAGAACCTGATAACTGGTTGCAAATAAGAAATGACTTTTTACAAGACAAAACTATTGGTATTTGTTCTATTCCTTTACATAGTACAGGTAATGACACGGCTGATTTAATTGGTAACTTCACTATCACAAAAGAAACTATAAAAAGAGTTGGTGCATTCAATCAAGAACTTGACCCTTATGGAGCAATAGATTTAGATTATTGTACGAGATGCAGGGCAGCAGGTTTGCATACGAAATTTATTAAAGAATATACCGCTAATCATATTGAGCAAAATAGCATTGATGCTTATGGTTACAATAAAAATGAATTAGTACAAAAGACCTGGAGTTTGCATAGCAACAATGTATCTGCTTATACAAATGGGAATAAAACATATTATATAAACTTATGAAAATACTTTGTATAACTTCAGCCAATTCGGGTGTAGGACTGCACCGAATAATGATGCCTATTGTTTATATGGAAAAAGAGTACGCACTTATTACCGATGTATTGAATGACGAACTACTTGAGCAGGGTTGGGATATTGTGCTAATGAATAGAATGCTAAACGAAATAAACGCAAAGCAAATGGACACTTGGCGCACCAAGTACGGCTTTAAGTTAGTAGTAGACAATGACGATTACTGGGAACTTAGCGAAAGCCATTTGTTATATTCAAGATATAAGTTTAATAACATACCTAAACTAATTACCGATTACTTAGAAGTTGCAGACCTTTGCACTTGCACACACGAAAGGTTAGCAAGTATGATAAGTCCTTACAATAAGAACGTTCACATCTTACCAAACGCATTACCTTACGGGCAAGAGCAGTTCCAGGATAACAAGACCGAAGATTACAAGGTTAGATTATTTTGGAGCGGTAGCGGAACGCACGAAAGAGATTTAGAAATACTTAGGCAGCCGTTCAAAAGGCTACAAGGTATGAACATAAGAACTGTTATTGCAGGTTACAATGACGGAGAAAAACCTATATGGGATAAAATGATAGATGCCTTTACTTGTGGTCTTAAACTTAACCCTACTATCTACAACTACGCTAAGGTTACGGAATATATGGGTGCTTATACGGATAGCGATATTTCAGTTATCCCACTCGTAGATAATAAGTTTAACGCTATGAAGTCAAATCTAAAGGTATTAGAAACGGCTGCTAAAAAGAACCCTGCCATAGTTAGCCACGTTAATCCTTACTTAGATATGCCCGTGCATTATGTTAAAAGCCAAAAGGATTGGTATAAACACATCAAAGATTTAGTAAGCGATGCGGATATGCGAAAGGAAAGCGGACAAAAGCTATTTGAGTTTTGCCAAAAGAAGTATAACTTTGACGAGATAAATTTAGACCGAAAGTATATTTATAGTAAACTATGCCAGTAATATTAGCAAAAATATTTTATCACACAAAGGTAGACAAGTCAGGCAGATTAAGGTCTGTTGGTACTTATGCTTGTGATAAATGTGGCATAGAGTGTACACAAAGAGCAGAGGAAATAAGAAGGAGAGGTGCTTTATGTAAAAAGTGTAAACTAACACAAAATTTTACAAACGAGTTTAGTAATAAAAATTTAGAACTTACTTGTGCAAATGTATTAAAAAGCAGGTTAAATAAGAGATACTTAAAAAGAGGCTTAACTTGCACATTATCAGGAGAAGAGATACTTAAATTAGTTAAAGATAAATGCCATTATTGTGGCACAGAACATAGCAATAATATGCTCTATAATCAACCTAATTTTAAGTATAACTTTATCTATAATGGTATTGACAGAATAGATAGTTCAAAAGGATATATTCAAGGGAATGTAGTTACTTGTTGCAAAACTTGTAATGTAGCAAAAATGGATATGGACTATAAAGAATTTATTAACCACATCACAAAAATATATAATCACATAAGAAATGCCAATATATAAATGCGCCTCTAATGGCAAATATCGGATTGGAAACGGGTCTTGCATCTACGATACCGAGGAAAAGGCTATGCAAGTTTGGAAAGCTATCCTTGCAGGTGGCAAGTTTGCCGAAAGCTATACCGACTATCCCGAAAGTGCAACTAACAATGCAAAACGTGCTTTAGAATGGGCAGAGAAAAATGGTTGGGGTTCTTGTGGAGAAGCAACTGGCAAAGCAAGAGCAAATCAATTAGCAAATCGTGAGCCGATTAGTAGAGATACGATTGCCCGTATGGCTTCCTTTAAAAGACACCAACAACATAAAGACGTACCTTATAGTGAAGGTTGTGGCGGTTTGATGTGGGATGCTTGGGGCGGTACAAGTGGGGTTGAATGGGCAATTAATAAACTAAAAGAAATAGACGGAAAATAATTTGCATACTTAAATTTTTATTATTAACTAACGGAAAATTTAATGGGGAAAGTATGCAGAAACACACACAAATTTATTTGCAGGGAATGGGGTATAAAAAAACGGACTTCATTCCTTGCGAAGTGTGTGGCTCACAAGCGGTAGATATACATCATATTGAAGCGAGGGGAATGGGTGGAAGCAAAAAGGCAGACACGATTGAAAACCTAATGGGTTTGTGTAGGAAATGCCACATAGAATACGGAGACAAAAAACAATATAAAGAGTTCCTAAAAGACATACACGCAAAGAATTATGGCAAAGATTAAAGAGAACAATAACAAAGTTAGTTTTGGCAAACGCAAAAGAGGCTCTGCAAAGAAGTCCTTTAATAAGCACACGCCAAGAGAAAAAGCTTATAGAGGACAAGGTAGATGAGAAAACTAAACGCTATATGGCTACTTCTAACCCACAAAGCTTACTTCCTTGCGGTATGTAAGACAGGTAAAAACGGAGATGATATGACCACCATAGGACACTATACCTATGCAATGGCAGAAACCCTAATTAACAAACATATAGCAGACGTAGACACATACTTAGACCAAGAAGATGCAATAGACGAAGCTAACGATATAATAAACGGCATACTATGATTTTATTATCAAGTCAAATAGAAAGCATAGCATCACGCAAAGACAAGACAATCAAGCTAACAATAGCAACCCAAGAACTAAGTCCTAAAGATGCTGCGGATATATTCCAACTTAACCAACAGTTCTGCTACTTAGCAATCAAAGAAGAACCTTTTAGCAAAGAAGAGCAAGACGTAATAGAAAATCTAAAGGCAGACCCAGACACGTTTAAAACACCGAGCCAAAGATTAAGGGGCATCTTATACAAGACATACGAACAAGACAACGAAGGTTACAAAGATTTTAACACATATTACCTATCTGTAATGGATAGGATATGCCAACACTATAAAAACAAGATAGATGGGTAGACATAAAGCAATAGAAACGCCTGAGTTAATGCTACAATACTTTACCGAGTATTGCGAATATTGTAAAAGCAATCCTATTAGAGTACACGATTTCGTAGGCAAAGATGGAGACGAAGTTTACAGATTAAGGGAGCGACCTCTAACAATAGAAGGCTTTGAAAACTATTGTTATAATCAAGGAATTATCAGCGATTTAGGAAGATACTTTGCCAATTTAGATAATGCTTATGAGGATTTTCGTACCATCTGTTCGCGTATTAAGAAAACAATTAGACAAGACCAAATCGAAGGGGGAATGGCAGGGGTTTACAATCCAAGCATAACTCAGCGATTAAATAGCTTAGTAGAGAAGTCCGAGAACAAACACGAAGTAAGTGAGATTAAAATAACTTACGATAGATAATGCAGACAATAGGCTTGAAGTTACATAACCCACACCCAGCGCAAAAGCAAGTAATTGAATGCGATAGTAGGTTTATTGTAATGATGGCAGGGAGAAGATTTGGCAAGTCCTTGATTAGCCAAACAATAAGCATAGACACGGCAGTAAACAAAAAGCGTGTAGCTTACATTACACCTACTTACCAATTAGGAAAGATATTTTTTAAAGAGATAGTAGACCTATTGCCATTAGAAATATACTCTAAGAACGAAAGCGACCTTGTTATTACATTTATAACGGGTGGAAGCATACGCTTCTTTACAGGCGAAAGATTAGACAATCTTAGAGGTTTAAAGTTTCACTTAGCCGTAATAGATGAGGCTTCCTTCATACCTAACCTTGAAGATGGGTGGCTAAATTCGATAAGACCTACTTTAACGGACTACAAGGGTAAAGCTATATTCTTAAGCACCCCAAAAGGTAAAAACTACTTCTTTAGTTTGTTTAGCAAAGCAGAACCCGATTGGCAAAGCTTTAAGTTCACTACATACGATAACCCTTACATTGACCCCAACGAAATAGACGATGCAAGGAAGCAACTGCCTGAGGTTGTGTTTGAGCAGGAGTATATGGCAAACCCTGCGGAGAACGCAGCAAACCCATTTGGTAGTCAATACATTCGTAATTGTATACACCCAGTAACAACAATGCCGATTGTAGCTTATGGGATTGACCTTGCTAAGTCAGTCGATTGGACTGTTATCGTAGGCTTAGACGAAGATGGAAACGTGGCTTATTTTGACCGCTTTCAAATGGATTGGCACAATACTAAGCAAAACATACTTAGATTGCCTAAATGCCCTATCCTTGTCGATTCTACGGGGGTTGGCGACCCTATCCTTGAGGACTTACAAAGAGAAGGGGTAATGATACAAGGCTTAAAGTTTACAAGTTCAAGTAAACAACAACTAATGGAAGGCTTACAAGCTGCAATACATCAAGGTAAGATAGGCTACCCAGAGGGTATAATCAGCCAGGAACTTGAAGTATTTGAGTATCAGTATACGGCAACGGGTGTTAAGTACTCCGCACCTTCAGGCTTTCACGATGATGCCGTTATGGCTTTGGCTTTGGCTTGGCAGAACTTCAGCCTTAAACGTGGCACGGGTAGGTATGCCTTCCTATAATTTACCGCTTATCCTTGATATTTACCGCTCATCACAATTTTTAAAAAAAGTTTCACAATTTGATTGTGTAATGTGAAAAGGTTGTATATTTGATATATCAATTAACCACAAACACATTTTTTATGCAAAACTTCACTTTAAAATTCGGTAAGTACAAAGGTCAGCAATTTTTAAGTACACCTACTTCTTACCAACAATGGCTACTAAAGCAAGATTGGTTTAAAATGCCTACTCAATTAACTGACTTACAAAAAGCATCAAAGCAAATTAGCCAATTAAGCGGTCAGCTAAAAGGTTGGAACGGGTATTCGGCTAATGGATATGCAGTCGAGTGTAATATGTTTGAAGCCGAGAAGGCTATGGAAGCAGCTATTTTTAATTGCTCTGACTTATGGTCTGCAAATTACAACGGCGAATATTAAAATTTCAGGGGCTTGAAATATAGCCCCACCTTTTTAAACTTAAACACAAACACAATGAAAAAAGAAACCGCACAACTTTTAGCCGTATTTTTAGTAGCTTGTTACCTTATTGGACAATTACAAGACATCTACTCAAAATGATTTACGCTATATGCCTTCTGCTAATTGCAACAGGTTTTGTAATGGCAGCATTATTTGACTACACAATTAAAAACTATGACCCAAAGCACAAAAGAATATATAGACAAATATTACGCAAGTGAGCCTATCAGCATTATGATGTCTAACATAGATGCGACCTATCTGGAGATACTTACCTACTGCAACGAGAAGGGTTACGAACCTTCTAAACGTAGATTAAGAAAACCAGAACATAAGTCAGAAATCGGCTTTTTTGACATAGATAATTACAAACCCGAAACAATATAAAATTAGAAATATACTTCTAATTAATTAAAAACAAGCTATTTAAAAACAATTATTTAATCAAATTAGAAACATAATTCCAAAAACAAATAACCTATGAAAACAGCAATGCAAGAATTAATTGATGAGCTTAAATTAATTGAGGCTTATCCTATGTCACCTTTAGTATTAAGAATTGCTACTGATTTACTTGAAAAAGAAAAAGAGCAGATAATAGATGCAGGTAATGCTTGTTCTATTAAAACAATAGTACATAGAGAAAAACTTGATGAAATGTCTGAAGATGAATTAAGGGATAGTCTTGTTAAGGATACTATTTCATATGGAGATGAATACTACAACCAAACCTATAACCAAACAAATAACCTATGAATGAAGATTTATTATTAGAAGCTGCAAAGCCATTAATTGAGTATTTAAATAATAACTATCACCCTCATTGCAAAATTATTGTTGAATGTAATAGCGTTGAGGTACTTGAAGGACTTGAACAATCAATAACAAAAGAATTTATAAAAGATTAAAACAAATAACCTATGACACCACAAGAAAAAGCAACAGAATTAGTAGAAAAATTTAAGCCTTATGTAAATGGATATGTTGGTAGCTCAATGCTAACTAACACAGAATATCCAGAATCAATTTTAAGAAAGGCTAAAGAATGTGCAAGAATAGTAGTAAACGAGATGATTGACAGATTAACATGGCATACAGGTGCAAGTGATTTAGGCAATACAATTATTGCTGGAGATATTGAATATTGGTATGAAGTGTTACAATCAATCAAATATAACCAAAACAAATAACACAATGGAATTACAACAAATCTTCGAAACAACAAAAGAACAACGCATCGAGTTTACCCACCAATTAATTGAACGCTTAAACGCAGGGGAACTTGACCCGTTAAAAACACATCTTCAAGTTAAAGCCTTAGAGGATATGCTCGAAACACTAAAGGCAAACAAGGACTATAAAGATGCGGTATTACAAGCAGCCGTATTAAACGGCAAGGACTTCGAGTATATGAGTGCTAAGTTTAACATTCGCGAGGTCGGAGTTAAGTATGACTATACTAAATGCGAAAGTCCTGCATACGAGGAAATTATGACCGAGTACAATAGTGCAGCTAAAGCCAAAAAGGATATGGAAGAGTTCCTAAAAAAAGTTCCGCATCAAGGACTTGATATTATTAACGGAGTTACGGGCGAGGTTACCAGAGTTTACCCACCTGCTAAGAGTAGCACAACAAGTGTAGCCGTATCCTTAAAGTAATAAAAATATTGTACTTCTTTGCAATTTGCTTACCTTTGGCAGCGTTATGCTACATAGGTGGGCATCTTGCTTATGAGATAATGTTAAAACTAAGAAAATGACTTGGAACGATTTAACAGTTTGGCAGTACCAACAGATTTACCCGATAGTTACAAAGCCTGAAAAGGATTGGACAACCTTAGATGTAGAAAGTAAGTTAGTAGGCATTTTGCATAACCTTACAGACACGCAAGTAGATAGCCTAAGCGTAGGGGAGTTTAACAAATTGAAGGTAACCCTTGACTTTTTAGATCATAAGATAGAAGGTAAGCCGGTTAAGTACACCGAAGTAAACGGCAAACGTTACAAGTTTATTTATGATGTGCAGCAAATCAAAGCAGCCAGATACATTGAGACAAAAGTATTTAGTACGGACTTAGTAGGTAACCTACACAAGTTAGCAGCCTCAATGGTTATGCCACAACGCAAAACTTGGTGTGGTAAATGGGTCGATGATACCTACGATGCGGCAAAGCATAGCCAATATGCCGAGGACTTACAAGGGGCTAATTTTATGCACGTTTATCAATCCATTGTTTTTTTTTATCAAGTATACAGAAATTGGATAGAAGTTTCTCAGGGTTATTTGGTTCAGGAAATGACGAACAAGGGAATGAGTTTGGAACAAGCGAAAGAGGTAGTTCAAATTTTATGCAGCACTTTGGATGGCAGTATTGCGCCAAATCTGTTGCCGACCACGAAAATATCACAGTTGACCAAAGCTATGAGCTAACCACCATACAATTCTTAAATACCCTATCCTATCTAAAGGCTAAAGCCGATTACGATAAAGAGCAACATAGGAAACTTAAGTAGCCCTGCCATTTTTGGTGGGGTTAGTTATTTTTAGACCTTCCTTATATTTATTAGCGTGAGTATATCGAAAGCACAAATACAAGCGTTAAGGGATAGCTTTATACAAAGCTTAGGCGGTAGCTTTGATAAGTACAAG